TCGGTATCCTTCTACAAATCGGCTGGCGGCCTGCGGCGGTTCGATAAGACGAAATCAACGGCGCGCATTGACCTTGCGCTTGCCGCGACGATGGCGGTCGGCGCGGCGCTCTCAAAATGTAAGAGTGCAGACGAATTGTCGCCATGGGAAGACGAGGAATATAAACTTGCAGGTTGATCGATGATGGACGAGCGAATGAATGTAATCCCCATCGAACGGCGCAACGTGGAAGAGCCGACGACGCCTCTTACGGCTAATGAATTATTGAAGACGCTTCGGGAACATTTCAATACGCCCGCAGGTGTCGACGTAACGGTCGAAAAAGCGCTAGCCGTTCCTGCGTTTGCAGCTGCGGTGCATTTCTTTTCGGACACGATTGCCAAGCTCCCGCTGCACGTCCATCGCCGTAAAGCGCAAGGGGATGAACGCGAAGGCAGTACGGCGCTGAATAAACTGTTGCATGAGCAAGTGAATGATGATTGTTCATCATTCGAATGGCGCGCACATGGTATTGTTTCGATGCTGACGCGCAAGCGCTGGCTCTCGTGGATCGAGCGCAACAAGGCCGGCTTGCCAGTCAATATCTGGCCCATTGATCCTGGCGATTTCAAACGGCTCGAACGCAAAAACGGTCTACGCCGCTATATCATCGAGCGCGATGGGCGCGAACAAACCTTTATGCATGACGAAATTATCGATGTGCCGTATCAGATTTTGCCGAACCGCCTGAATGCGATTTGTCCGTTCGATAATTTGACGACAACAATCGGCGTATGGATAGCAATCGAAAACTATAGTGCGGGCCTGTTCAAAAACGGCGGGGTTCCGCCGCTGTCGCTGCAAGGTAATTTCCAAAGCGGCGCCGCGGTAAAGCGCGCTGCGGCCGATGTGGAAGGCGCTGTCAGGCAGGTTGCGCAGGAGGGCGGCGCGATCCTGCCGCTGCCCATGAATCATGCGCTCGAAAAAATCGGTTTCGAGCCGGAAAAAGCGCAGATGATCGAAATGCGCCGACTACTGATTGAAGAGATAGCGCGCGGGTTTAACCTGCCGCCGATCTTTCTGCAGGATTTGACGCACGGCACGTTTTCAAACAGTGAGCAGCAAGACTTGCATCTTGTCAAACACACGCTCACTGGACTGGTGCGCGCAATAGAATCCCAGCTTGACATGAAACTATTTCAGCGGGGAAAGCGCCAGCGTTTTACGCGGTTTAATGTCGACGGCCTTCTACGCGGAGAATTCGACAAGCGAATGCAAGGATATCAGACTGCGATTAATTCAGGCGTTATGCAGCCATCGGAGGCGCGCGAACGCGAAAAACTTCCGTTTGCGGAACATAGCGATCAACTCTTTATGCAGGGCGCAACAGTGCCTCTTGGAGATGCAGGCAATGAATCAAAATAAGCAAAATGATTTGGAGATACGCGCGGGCGCGCCGTTTGATGTCGAAACCCGCGACGACGATGATGACATGCGCGTTGTCGGCCATGCCGCGGTCTTTGACGTGGAAGCCGACATTGGCGGTATGTTTTTCGAGAGATTCGAACGCGGCGCCTTTTCCGAGGTCATTGCGCGCGACGATGTGCGGCTGCTTTTGGAGCATACAGGATTGCCGCTGGCGCGCACAAAAAGCAAAACACTGACTTTATCGGAGGATGCTACCGGACTGCGTGTTGAAGCGCGTCTTGATCCCACAGACCCAGACGTTTTGGGCGTTGCGCCGAAGTTGCGGCGCGGCGATGTTAATCAGATGTCGATCGGCTTTTCCATGGCCGGCGGCGTGCAGGAATGGGATGAACGCGATGACGAACACGCAGTTCGCACCATTAAAAAAGTCGGCGCATTGCTCGACGTCTCGATTGTCACTTTTCCGGCATTTCCAACGACAGATGTCGCCTTGCGTTCTCGCCCATCGCTTGTGGACAGACACGGCAGGGCGCTGACAGCAGCCATGGCGCATATGAGAATGCGCGGCGCGCGTTCGTTTATGACTTTGAGACGATAGCGGCTCCCGCTTCCGTCTTTCGCCCGATCATCACGCGCCGTGGGCGGGCGCATCAAAAGACATTACAGGAGAACCGTTATGCTACGGATAAAGGAAATGCGGGAGAAGCAGGCCAGCTTGCTGCAAACCGCGCGTGACAAGTTTGAGGAAATCACGGAGGAAACCCCCGCCGAACGCGCCGCGGAAATCGAACGCGAACATGACGCAATCATGGATGAGTTCGACAGGCTCGCCGAAGAAATCATGCGGGAAGAACGCATGGCGGCTGCGCAGCGAGATATCGAGGAAGCGGAAGATAGAAAAGACGAGGAAAGGCGCGCAAGGCGCAGGCCGGTCCCCGACAGTGAGACGGACGATGCGTCGACCGACGCGCCCGATGAAATGGAGATTTTTACGCGCGCTGTGAAGTTCGGCGCTCAGTCCTTAAACGCAGAGGAGCGAGCGGTGTTTTCCGAAAGGATCGTGTCGCGCTCTGCGCCGCCGGAACTGCGCGCGCAAGCGGCCGGCACGGATTCGGCTGGCGGATTCACGGTCCCGCAAGGCTTTCTGCCCGAAATCACAAAATCCATGGCGATCTGGGGGCCGATGCTAGATCCGGCGATCGCCCGCCAGATCGTGACCGAGCGAGGTAATCCGCTGCCCTGGCCGACCGTCAATGACACGGGCAATGAAGGCGCGCTCGTCGCGGAAAACGCGGCGTCGGCAACGGATGGATCAGAAGACGTGACGTTCGGCGAAAAGCAACTGGACGCTTTTGTGTATCGCTCTGGCGTTGTGCAAGTCCCATTGGAGCTGTTGCAGGATTCGGCTTTTGATATGCAGGCGCTGCTTAACGAGCTGCTGGGCGAACGCATCGCGCGCATCGGCAACAGGGAACTGACTGTCGGCGATGGTTCCGGCAACCCCAACGGCATCGTGACAGCGTCGGCAGAAGGCGTCGTCGCCGCAGCGACCAACGCCATCACGGCGGACGAAATCATCGATCTGCATCATTCCGTCGATCCGGCCTACCGGGAAAGCCCGAAGGCGCGCTATATGTTTAACGATACAACTTTTGCGGCCATCCGTAAGTTGAAGGACGGTCAGGGAAATTTCCTATGGCAGCTCGGCGACATCCGGTCGAACGCGCCGAGCACGATCAACGGCAAACCCTATTCGATCAATAACGCCATGCTCCACACAGGCAGCGGCGTCGACTCGCGCGTCATGGTCTTCGGCGATTTCAACAAATATATTGTTCGCCGTGTCGCGGAATTCTCGTTGATCGTCATGCGCGAACGGTTTATCGAGCGACTGCAGACCGGATTCCTCGCATGGAGCCGGCTCGACGGCGAGCTTTCGGACACTGCAGCGGTCAAACACTTGGCCCTCGCCGCCGCATAATCGTCAATCAGAGATCTGATGAAAGGAAGGGCGCGCTTTAAAGGCGCGTCCTTTTATTCGCCCATGAAAGTGAAAATGCTGACCGGCGCCGGCGGCGTCGGCTATGTGCATTCGCCCGGCGATATCGTCGAAATGGATGACGATGTCGCAAAGCGATATATCGAGGCCGGTTACGCGGAAGCGGCGGAAACGCCGCGCGAAAAAGCGCGGAAGGCAAAAACGAAACGCACGACGACAGCGAACGCGCGCGAGACGACGGAGCTGATCTAGGTGGGCTACAAGCTCGAACGACTGACAACGCCGAAAGCGCTGCTAGCGCTGGCCGAGATCAAGGCGCATTTGCGCGTCACCGGAACCGACGAGGATGCGCATCTTGCGAATCTCGCCTTGATCGCAACGGCGCATCTTGAAGGACCTGATGGGTATTTGAACCGCGCGTTGCCTACGCAAAACTGGCGGTTGACGCTTGGATGTTTTCCCGGCGGCAATGGGCTTCGTATTCCGTTGCCGCCGACGGCGTCCATCGTGTCGGTAAAATATGACGATACCGGCGATGCGGAACAAACGGTTGCAACGACAGTCTATGAATTGAAAACGCGGCACGGGCGTTCAACGCTGGTCCTGCAAGCGGGCGAAGCGTGGCCCGGCTCGGTCAAAGATGCTCCTGGCGCCGTGCGCGTTGAATTCACCGCCGGCTACGGCGAGGCGTCTGACGTGCCTGCGGCAATCCGCATGGCGGTGTTATTGATGGTAGGCTCGCTTTATGGGGTGCGGGAAACGGTGATGACTGCAACGATCGTCGCCGAAAACCCGGCCCTACAGGCGTTGCTTGAGCCCTATCGGGTTGACGCCTGGGGCGTAGACGAAGCAACATCATGACCGCGGGGCGTCTTGACGAGAAAATCACGATCGAGCGGGAAACGCCGGGTTCTGACGACGGGGCCGGCGGTAAACTCGCTTCGAGTTGGGCGGCGATCGCGGCGCCATGGGCCGAAGCGCGTCCCGTGCGCGGGTCCGAGCGCGTCGAGAGCGGACAGACCGCGAACGTCAAGACATGGCTTTTCGTGGTGCGCAACGCGTCCGATACGTCGGGCGTCGACCACAAGGATCGCATTCGCTGGGACGGGCAGATCTTTAACATTTTGAGCGTGCGCCGCGGCCGCCCGAACGGCAAGGACTTGCGCTCCATGCGGACGATTGAAGCGGCGAGCCAGGTGGGCGTTGCATGAGCGACGCATCGTTCGCATTGCAAAAGGCGGTGGTGACGGCGCTCGTCGCCGACGCGCCGCTAATGGCGATCGTCACCGGCGTTCATGACGATGTGCCGGAAGGCGCAGCATATCCTTATATCGAAATCAACGACATTACGGCGACCGAAAACGGCGCAACGTTGATGGAAGGCCTTGAACATCAAATCGAGATCAAGGTGTGGTCGCGTTATCGCGGCGCGCGCGAAGTCTTTGACGTGATGGAACGCGCAGACGCGGCGCTTCACAAAGCGACGCTCGATCTCACCGCGGACGGTCATCGTCTCGTCAACATCATGCGCACGGCGCGCCGCACATTGCGCGATATAGAACCCGAGATTCGTCAGGGCATTTTGGAATATCGCGCGGTAACCGAAGAGATATGAGATGAAAATAACGATTTTAAAGCGCGAGCCGGCTTACGCATTCGACGGCAAGAGTTATTCGCTGCATGTCGGCGATATCGAGTGCGAGGACGGGCTTGCCGCCGCCCTCATCGAGGACGGTCTTGCAGAGCCTTTATCGACGGGCGAGCCGCAAGGCGGCGCTCCGCATACTGACGACAACACCTAACGACAGGAGACAATCATTATGGCTGCGCAACCTGGACGCGAGACGCTGATCAAGGTCGGAGACGGCCAACCGACGGAAGCTTTCATAACCATCGGCGGCGCGCGATCGAAAACGCTGTCGATCAACAATACCGAAGTCGACATCACGAACAGCGACTCGGCCAATCAACGCGAGCTGCTGGCCGGGGCTGGCGTCACGTCTGTCTCAATGTCGGTTTCCGGCGTTTTTGTCGACGACACAGCGTTTTCAACGCTTGAGGGATATGCGCGCAGCGCGGCTATCGAAACGTATCAGTTCATCTTCGATGATTGGGGCACATATGAAGGCGAATTTTTATGCACCAATTTCGAGGAAGGCGCCGAGCATGACGGCGAGGCGACGTTTTCTGCGGACTTCGCGAGTTCCGGCACGGTCGGATTCACGGCGGCGTAAATGGCGAACGCATATCGCAATGAATCAACGCTCGAGGTAAGCGGTGAGACATACACTTTGCGCGCCAATTGGGGCGCCATGGCCGAACTCGAAGACGCGCTCGGCGTTGCGGACCTTTCGGCCCTGCAGCGGCGCATCTCAAAGATCAGCTTTGCCGATCTGCGAAAAGCGCTCATCGCCATGGCGCGCGCCGGCGGACGCGAGATACCGGAAGCCGATATCAACGCGCTCGAACTCGACGATTTAAATCGAGTCGTCGAAGCCATTACGGCCGCCATGACAGGCCCGGCGGACGAGAAAAAAAACGCTCCGCAAGTGGAAATCGTCCCGGCGAACGGCAAGGCGGCGGGCGCAAAACGGACGGGCGCTCGGCGAACATCCGCACATTCATGAAAACGGCGCTCGGCCCGCTCGGCTGGTCGCCGGAGCAATTCTGGGCCGCCGGCATGTGCGAATTCATGGCGGCGCTCGAGGGCTATAACGAAGCGAATAACCCGGCGCCGCCGCCGGCGATGACGCGCGCGCGCCTCAAAGAACTGATGGAGAAATATCCAGATGGTTAGTTCGTCCCTCAAAATTACGGGAATCGATGAATTGCAAAAAGCGCTGCGCGCATTGCCGGAAAAGATTGCCGCGCGCGCCGTCGTTAATGCGTTGCGCGCCGGCGCGCGCGTGGTGCGCGATGAGGCAAAGCGCCTCGTCCCAGAAGGAAAGACAGGCGAGTTAAAACGCGGGATCAAGGTCAGGACCGTGCGCAAAGCGAACCGCCGCGCGGAAGGCGCAATCATCACCGTGACCGTCGAGGGACCGGCCGCCTGGCGCGCGCATCTTACCGAATTCGGCTCGGCCGGCGGCGTCGTTAAAAGCGGCGCCTTTGCCGGCGCGGTGATCCCGCCGCGTCCCGCGCAACCCTTTTTGCGCCCGGCCGCGCGCAATAAAGCCGGCGCGGCGACCGCCAAGATCAAGGCGGCGCTCGCCAAATCGATCGAAAAAGAAGCGGCCAAGGCGCTCAATGAGACCGGCGCGTCAAGGAAACGATAATGGCAGCCAACCCCGTCGCTAATATCGGCATCGATTTCGACGCCAAATTCGCCAAGCTCGAAGGCGATCTGAAAAAAGTCTCGAAGTCCGTCGACCGGTTCGAAAAGCGCACCAAAAAATCCTTCGGCGGCGTGCAAAAACAACTGAAATCGCTCGGCAGGGCGGCGGCGGGTTTCGCGGCCGCCTTCGCCGGCGCCGCGGGCGCGCGCGCGCTCAATGAGACTGCCAAGGCGGCCATCGAATTCGGCGATAGTCTCGCCAAACAGGCGGACCGGATCGGCGTTTCCGTCGAAGCGCTGCAGGAATTGCGTTTCGCCGGCGAACGCGTCGGCATTTCAATTGAAAAGACGGATGCCGGGCTGCTGCGTTTTTCAAAAACGATCGGCGAGGCGAGCGATCAAACCGGCACATTATTCACCCTGCTGAAGAAATCGGACCCGGCGCTGTTATCGCGCCTGCTGGACGCAGATACGTTAGACCAGGCCCTAGACATCATCCTGGAAAAATTGCCCGAAATCGACACCGTCATGAAGCGTAACGCGCTCGCGGCCGCCGCTTTCGGGCGCCAGTCCGGCGCCGCTTTCGGCGCCGCTGCGGGCCAGATCGATCCATTGCAGCGAAAGCTGCGCGCCCTTGGCGCCATCATGGATGAGAAACTTGCACGCAAGGCGGAAGTGGCGGCCGATAAACTCACCGATCTCGATGTGGTGATGAAAAACAAACTCAATGTGGCGGTGCTGGAGAACATCGAGGGATTTACGGAGTTTCGAGAGCTTCTAAGCGACGTGCAACGCATTGCCATCAAAGCTGCGGCGGCGCTCGGCAGTCTCGCAAAGTTCAATCCTTTCAGTCGCGATGAAGCAGATGATTTTTTCGATGCACTCCTAGATGTAGAAATTTTGCAAGGTAAGATTGCAGCGGTACAAAAAAACATCGATCGCAGCCGTGGGCGCGCAAACGATCCCTTCGGACGCTTTGACAGCAACCAAGCGATAAAACGCAAGGCGCGGTTACAGGCGCAACTTGAAGACGCTGAAAAACGACTTGACCATGCGAATGCGGAAAACCAGAAAAGATTGCGGCGCGAACGAGCGACCGCAACGCCGATAGGCGGCGGCGATGGCGGCGGCGATGGCGGTGGTAATCCGTTCGCCAATATTAAGACGCCGGGCGAGCCATCGAAAAAAGAAGACGCGATGGCGGCGCGCGCTGAACAAAATTTCGAGCGCATCAATGCGATCATCGATGCAACGCGGACGCCCATGGAGGACATGGCCGCGCGCCTTAAAGAGATCGACGGATTGCTGAGCGAGGCGAGCGACCCTGAACAGTTTGTCGGACTGCTTGAGGCGCAAAACCGCATCGGCGAGCAGATGGGCGAATTGAGCGAGCGCACCAGTGAATGGCAGCGCGCCAGCGAGTTTGCCGCGCGCGGCATCGCCGATGCGTTCGCGGACGCCATCGTCTTCGGCGACAAGCTCGGCGCGAGCCTTAAACGTCTCGCGCAACAGCTCGCCTCGCGCGTCATCTCGAATTTTCTCTTCAGCTCGATCGGCGGCGGCGAAGGCGGCGGCGGCGGCAAGGGCCTGTTCGGCGCCGTCAAAGGCCTCTTCGGCAAGGCCGGCGGCGGGCGCATTGCGCCCGGCGCGCCGCTGCTGGTGGGCGAGCGCGGCCCGGAACTGATCGTCCCGCAACGCTCGGCGACCGTCATCAACGCCGCCGACGCGCGGCGCGCCGCCGGCGGCGGCGGCGCCGTCACCGTCAATCAGACGCTGCGCTTCGATGTCGGGCTTGAAAGCGTCGACCGGCGCATCGCCGAGGCCGCGCCGGCCGCCGCGAGCGCGGTTGTGGCCGCGGTCGAACGCCTGCGTTCACGTCCGGGATTTGCATGATGGCGAGCATCGCTTTGCCGGCGGCGCTGCCGAAATGGATCGCCGGATCGTTCGGGCTTTCCGGCGCGGACGACCGCGTTTTTTTCCTTTCCGGCGCCAGCCAGGCGACGACATTTGCGCGCCGGCTTTGGGGCGGGCGTCTTCAGTTGACGCCGAAAACCGACGCCGACGCTGCGGCATGGGAATCGGCAATCGATCAGCTTGCGGATTTTGCGAACACATTCGAGATGGGCCCGCCGACTTACCGGTCCGGGCCGCGCACCGGATATTCCGGCGCGAACCCGCTCGTTGCCGGCGCCGGCCAACTCGGCAAGAGCCTTGCCGTCGACGGACTTGCGGGAACGACGGCGCTCGCCAAGGCGGGAGATTTTTTCTCCTTCGCGGCCGCCGGCGAAACGGAACTAAAGCGCCTGACGGCCGATGCGACGACAAGCGGCGGCGCGGTGACGCTCGCTTTTGAGCCGCCGATTCGCAATGCGCCCGCGGACAATCAAAGCGTCGAATTCCAGACGCCGATATCAACATTCGGCCTCGTCGAGTCGACAAGCGTTTCGAGTTTCGATGCGCGCGGAACGCGCAGCTTCGTTCTCGATGTCGTCGAAGTTTTCGCCGCCTGATCGCCCACTGATCGCAGAAGTCAAAGGAGTGATGATCGATGACGCTGAAAGCGCGCGTTGAAGCGCCGGACGTGCGCCCGGCGATCGCCGGGTTTCTCGACATCGCCGGCGATCCCTTGCGCGCCTGGTCCGGGCCTCGCGACTTTACGCCGGCCGGCACCGGCGATTCTGATTTCGACGGTCAAAGCTTCGGCACGGTGAACGGCGCTGTCGAGATGAGCCAGATGGTCGATGACATGGGAACGGGCGAGCCGGCGAGCATCAGCTGGGCTTATCCCGACAACGCCGCGCCGGTCGTAAAACAGATCGTGCGTGACAACCGCACATGGCAATTGCGGCGCGCGAAACTGCGCATGTTTTTCGTACTTTCCGATGACAGCGCCGTGCATCCGGAATCGGTGGCGCTCTTTTCTGGACGCATCGTCAATGCCCGCACCGCCCGCGCGGAAGGCGCGCCGCCGACGATCACGCTGACGCTCGATCAGGACCTTGCTCTCGGCGCGCGCGCGCCCGCGCGCATTCTCGACCATCCGCGCTTTGCCGGCAACACGGCCGACACATTCGGGACTTTCATTGCAGCGTTGGCGCGCGGGCCGCTCGGCGGCGCGGGCAATGTCGCGACGCGCGCGCCGACGCAACCCGGCAGCGGCGGCGGCACGAGCGGGTCCAACGTCATTCCGCGGCCGGTGTGAGCGCAGAGAGACAATGACAGATAAACGCGCCGCAGACTGGCCGCGCAAGCTCAACCTTTATCTGCAGGATGCGGACAAACGCTATCGCGCGGACGGTCTTTTATGGGGCGTTTTCGATTGCGCCATATTCGCGGCCGACTGGGTTAAAATCGCGACCGGCGATGATCCGATGGCGGACTATCGCGGCCGATATGACAGCGCGGAAAGCGCGGCGGCGGCGCTCAAAAGCCGTCATGGCTCGATCGTCAAGGCGATGAGCGCCATATTCGGCGCCGGCGCGCATCCGGCGATGGGCCAGCGCGGCGATATCGCCTGGCGGCGCCGCGAAAACGCGCTCGGGATTTTGATGATGCGCGGCGCGCATATGAAGGCGGTGTTTCTCGGCGAGGATGAAACCGGCGCCGCCGCAAGTTCCGGCGAGGCCCTTGACTGGCGCGATATCGACGAGATTGACGCCGTCTTTCCGGTCGGGCGGGCGATCTGATGGGCAAAATCGTCAAAAAGATCGGGACGGCGATCGGCATTGTCGGGCTCATCGCGACCGGAATCGGCGCCGGCGCCGTCGGCGGGCTCCTCGGGATTAGCGCAAAGGTCGCGAGCGTCGCGACAAAGGTCGCGCTCGGGCTCGGCGCCGCGCTGTCGACCATCGGCGGCGCGCTACAAAAAGGCCCGAAGCTCGAAGACTTTGCGGCGAACGCGCTCGGCCAGTCGTTTTTCGATCCGAACGCACACGGCGTCTTTGTCTTTTCAACGACCGCCGTTCCCATGGCGGCGATCTATGAAGAACAGCACGGGACCGATCCGAAACTGCTAACGACGATTTTCGCCCATGCCTGGCACGAAATCGACAGCTACGGCAGTCTATGGGTCGACGGCGAACTTGTCTCGTTTTCCGGCGATAACGCAACAGGCGATTACGCCGGGATTTTAACATGGCGGCGCAAGACCGGGACGCTCTCGCAAACGCATATTTCTATCGCCGGCTCGGCCTGGCCGTCGACCGCCGACGGCAAGGGCTTTGCGCATTCAGCGCTCACCTGGGATTTTGTCGACAAGGACAAGCTCACCGGCGGCATCCCGCGCAAGGTGACGATGCAGGTCGCCGGCGCCAAGCTTTACGATCCGCGCCTTGATTCGACCGTCGGCGGTTCCGGCGCGCACCGCTATGACGATCCGTCTACGTTCGAATTCGAAAACGGCAACGCGGCGCTGGTCGCGCTGCGCTATATTATCGGCGAATATTCTTCCGGCGGCGATCTCATCTGGGGCGTCGGCGCGCCCGCCTCGGAAGTCGATATCGCAAGTTTCATTGCGGCCGCCAACATCGCCGATGAAATCGTCGATACCAATCCGCAGTTTCGCATCGGCGGTTTCATGCCGACGACGAACGCGCACGCGCAGTTCGTCGAGCAATGGGAAGCCTCGACCGGCGGCAAGATCGCGCGGCTTAACGGCGTGATCTTCTGCTGGCTTCCCGATGACGATCTGACGCCAGCCGCGACCATTACCGATGCTGATATTCGCGCCGACGGCGGCGTCGTCATGGAAGTCGGCGGCGATGTTCGCACGCTCTTCAATACGGCGCGCGGGCGGTATATCGATCCGTCCGAGAATTATCAGGCGGCGCTTTACCCGGAAATCGTCGAAACGACATATGTGAGCGATGACGGGGGGCCGCGCATCCTCGCGCTCGATCTGCCATGGATACAGTCGGGCGGGCGCTCGCAGCGCATCGCGCGTTATGCGATCCGGCGTTCGCGTTTTGCGCGCCGCTGGATCGTGGAGATGGGTTGGCGCGCGCTGCAATGGGCGCCGTTCACCGTCCTGACGCTGAATTGTCAGGAGACGGACGATCAGGACGTGCTTGTCCGCGTCGCGCGAAAAACGATCAGCATCGACGGCCGCCATGTGCTCGAATTGCAAGAAGAAGACGCGTCCATATATGATACATCGGATGCGCTCCTGCCGGCCGTTGGAACGAATACGATTCCGAAGCAGATCGATCATGCGGGCACGGCGCCGGCCTCCTCCATAGACAATCAAGGCGCGCTCGCAACGGCCGACACGATCGACATGACCGATGAGACGGTCGTGTTAAACCGCGGCGATCTCGCCATTGCAGATACCGCCGATCTTTCGAAATCGACATCGGGCGGCGTCATCAACCGCACCGCGCCGAATATCGCCGAGACGGGTGATCTGTGGTGGGCGCATGAGGATTTTGCGGATCGGACGCTAACAAACACGGCGGCCGCCATCTCCGGACAGGGAACGCTGGCGACGCGCAACGATGCGACATGGTCGGGCATGGTCAGCGGCCGGCCCGTCGAACTCACCGACGGTCGCATATCGACAGCGCTCAATTCCTCCGGGCGCTTGAGCGAGTCGCGGTTTACGCCGGGCACGCTCGGCGGCGGCATAAGATCGACCATGAATAAAACCCCGGTCACCGGATGGACGGATACAGGGAGCGCCGCGCGCATCGACCTCACCAATCCGCGTTTGTGGGTCGGCGGACATATGGTCGATTATCCCGCCGGTTCCGTCAGTGCACTGAATTATAACACGGATTACTGGGTTTACCGCGATGACATCGATCTCACCGGCGCCGGAACCTATAAGGCAAACCCGTTGCTGGTCAATATGGCGATCCAGGATGGGCGCATCGTGATGGGCAATTTCATCACCGGCTCGTCCGGCGGCGGCGGCGGCGGCGCCGGCGGCGGCGGCGCCATCTGCGTCGGCGTTGACATGAGCCTTGACCATGGCGTTCTTGCGCGCGAGGCAAAAGCGCTGAGCCCCATCGATCTGTTGACGGAACGTCTCGACGGCGTCGAGCGCGGGCGCATCGACAGCGTCGAGTTCGGCGCCGCCGATTGCGTCGAGATCGAGACGGCCGGCGGCGCGCGGCTCGTTTGCTCCAAAACGACGCCGCTGACGCTCGAGGACGGCGAGATTATCAATGTCACAGAAGGGCTCGGGCGCAATGTGCCCGTCGATTATGAAGGCGCGTTCGCGTTCGACAGGATCATTCATATCGCGGCCTGCGGCATCCGCGATGTGGCGCATATTCATGTTGGCGGGCGCACCTATGCGGCCGGCGAGCGCCCGGAAAAACGCATCTTCACCCATAACGCCGTTAAATAAGAGGGATACGGACGATCATGAGCGATACACTGCATTCACCGCCGGCGCAGGCGCGCGCGAAAACGCATTTCGAGGAACTGCGCGACGCGATGACGATCGAGGATAAAAGCGCGGCGTTCGCCGGCCTCACAAAAGCGCAGCGCGTATTGCGCGTCGCCGACGGGACGGGCGAGGAATTCGTGAAACTGAGCGTTACGACCGAGCGCGCGGCGGATTCGATCGTGCACAAGATTCAGCCCTATATCGTCGACGCGAACGGCGCTTATGTCGACATTGACGGCGAGCCGGTGATGATGATGCACGGACAACATACCGTCATGCTGGGTCAGGCTTACGACTCGCCGAAAAAATTGCTCGATTACAATCTTCGCGACGAGGCGGCGCGCGCGTTCCTGCATTGCAAAATCTTGCGCGAAGCGGCGGCGGCGGAAGCGGAGGGCTAGAGCCATGCGGCTTGGAGATTTGCACCGCGCCGTCGCGCTGTTCGCAGCGCCGGCGCCCTGGCCGCTCGATGCGCAAAGCCGGCTTGACGAGGCGGGCGCGCGCGTATCGCCGGTCGACGCCATATGCCTTTTTTTGCGCGCGATCGAGGGCCTCGACGGCGATCAGCTTTCAATGCTCGACGCGCATCAGATCGCGATCGCGCGCGATGTCTGCGCCTTCATTGCGCGCCATGATTATCATGCGGGCCGCGCGCGCGCCGAAGCGCTTGGCGCGCGGCTCGATGCGCTTCTTGCCGCGCCGGCCCGCCAGCCGGCTCTCGCCTTGCATGACGCGGAGGCGCGGCGAAGTCGCGCCGGCAAAACCGAATGATCGAGGTCAAAGAGAGCGCCGATCTCTCCATGATCGATCCGCGGATGTGGGTGCGGATCGGCGATATTCATGCGGTTTTTGCGCGGCACGGGCGGGCATGCATTATCACGTCCGGGCGCGACGGCCGACATGGTCCGCACTCGCATCATTATCGGGGGCGCGCGCTCGATTTCCGCACGCGGCATTTAAGCGAGGCGGAAAAGCTGAAAATCTCAAGCGAGATTCGCGCGCGCCTCGAACCTGAATTCGATGTCGTGCTTGAAAAAACGCATCTGCATGTGGAATTCGATCCGCAACAGGAATGAGCAAGAAAAAAGGGCTTATGTTTTTTGACAATGAGTGGCTGAAATCGGCGCTGGGCGCTGCCGTCGGCGGCGTGACGACGGCGGTTGCGTTTGTCACGCGCCAGGACAGACGCATTACGCGCATCGAAGAAAAGACCGAACGTATCGACGCGCTCGCGACGACGGCGCTTGAAAGCCGCGAACGCCTGGTGCGCGTCGAGGCGCATATGTCGGGCGTGCAGACATCGTTGACGCGCGTCGAAAACAAGATCGATGGCTTAAGCAGACAGTAAACGAAAGGAAACCATATGTCCGGCTATGCAAAATTTTTTGCGGCGCTCCTCACATCCATCCTCACGCTTGTCTCGCAGGCGTTCGGCGTCCGGCTCGATATCAGCCCGGAAATCATCACCGCCATCGGCGGCGCCGTAACGACGCTGCTCGTATTCATCGTGCCGAATTTCGACGCCAAGGCGGCGGGCGCGGCCGCCAAGGTCGACGCGATTCTTGACACGGTGCAGCGGCTCGCCGGCGAATTGCCGCGGGCCGATGGGTAATGTCGGCCGCCACCATAGCCTCGCTCATCGGCGCGATTGCAACGCTCGTAAAGCTCTGGCTGGCCGCGCGCGGCGGGTCTGCCGCGGAGCGTTACGCGCTGGCGCGCGAGAAACTGAAACTTCTGGAAGCGATGAGCGATGATGAAATTGCAAAAGCGCGCGCTGCGCATGATCGCGCTCGGCGCGATCCTCGCATCGGCGAATTGTAGCGCGCTCACCGGCGCGCGCGGCATTCTTTCGGGCGGCGCGAGCGCGCCCGGCCCGTCGACATTTTGCGACATCTATCGTCCCGTTCGCGCGCCCGGCGGGCCGGGAACGCAAGACCATGCGGCGTTCTGGGCCGAGCTGAAACGCGTCTTTCCGCAAGCCTATCAGACAATTGTCGGGAACAATGCGGCGTTCGTCGTTGTTTGTCCGTCGACGGAGGAAAGCCCATGACGTTGACGCCATTCGCCATCGCGGCGCTGCCGGCCGCGATGGCGTTTTTATATCGCTGGCGCGGCGGGGGCTTGCCCGGAACGCTTGTCGCGAAAATGCTGTACGCGGCGGCGATGGCCTCGCCGCTGGCGTTCATCGACCGGACGGTTTTCGCGCTCGGCGCGCTCGGCGCGCTCGGCGCGGTAACGCTCGGCCATGGCGAGGGGCTGCGCATGGGCCGTGCGCCGTTCATCGATCGCCGCAATGCGCTCGGCGCGCTGGTCCGGCCGGTGTTCGCGCCCGGCACTTACGGGCACGCCGCCGCCTTCATGTTTTTGTCCGGCGCGCTTTACGCGGCGCCGACATCGCTCGCTCTCGCATATCCGCGCGGCGCATACGCGCTCGGCGCGATCGCTTTCGCCGGTTCGGGGCTCGCCAAAATCATCGCCTATGAGGCGGCCTGGCGCTGGCGCGAGCGCAAGTCAAGCGCGGCGATAAAGAGCCCGCTGCCGCTCGCAGAAATCGCCTGCGGTTTTTTGCAAGGCCTCGTCATCGCGGGGGTTTTGACCGCTCTCGGCTAATCGTCAATAAGGGGACGGCGCGCGCGCGGTGCATTGTTGTCATCGTCGCGGCGGTTCTTCTTTCGCGGCTTCACGCCGACATAGGCTTCGTCCATTTCGACCAGCCCTTTCAAAAGCTGGCCGTCATCGGCGAGGGCCGTCCGGATACGGTGCATCATCGACCAGACGGTCGGGCGACGCATTTCAAGATCGAGCGCCGCCTGCATCGCGCTGAGACCCTTTTTCGCGTTGAGCATCAGCGCGATCAGCAAAAACCAGCGTTGCAGGTCGATATGCGAGTTGTGAAAAATCGTGCCGACCGTGGCGGAAAAACTCTTTTTGCAGGTCCAGCATTGCCAGCGCGAGCGGCCTGTTTCGTTATGCCGGGCGGCGGTCGCCGCGCCGCAGTAGGGGCAAATCGGCCCTTCCGGCCAGCGGACTTTTTCTAGATGCGCTGTCGCCGCTTCCGGCGTCGGGAAGCGCCGGTAGATGTCAACGAGAGAAGTCATGACACGTCCCTCTCGATTGAAAGTCCGGCGTTTTTGAGGCGCGTCAAAACCTCCTCGCGAACGCGGCGCGCGATCCGCGCGCTTAGCGCGGTCTCGACCTGGATGGCACTTTCGGCGACCGTCAGGCGCGCGAGTCCGACCCTGCCGCCTGCGGCGAGATTGATGGAGCGAAGAAGCTGAGCGGCGAGCGCTTCCGCGACGATTTCGATGGCCACCGCCGCGATCTCCGGCGAGGCCTCTTCATCGCCGGATTTAAGGCGGCGAATGAGGCGTTCATCTGCGACGCCTAAAGCCTCGGCGGCCTCTCTATTTGAGAGGCCGCCTACGGCGATCAGCGAGCGAAAATCGGCGGGGGTCATTGCGCCGCGTCGAAATATTCACGGGCCTTGGCGATCATGTCGCTGATGTCGAGGCCGTAGCCGACGAATTTTCGGTCGGTAGGATCGCCCTCCGGCTGCGCATCGGCGTAGCTCTCGACGACGTATGCGAAGAAGAGCGGCTTGAAGTTTTCTTCCAGCATGCTGCGCTGCGAGGCGTACCATTTCGGCGACTGGCCGCAGTCGTCTATGAAGACTTTCAGGGCGGCGCCGGTCGCGTCGGCGTCGTCAAGCTCCAGATAGACCTTTACGTCGCGTCTGCGCGCCTTCGCGTAAATCCGGCACTTGTCGCCTTTTCCCCAATAGCTTGCCTCGATCCCAGCCTGCTTCGCGCGTTCGATAATTTTTTCAACGGTCGGTGTCATTTTCGGGGTCTCCCTGTTTGGCGGGGCCAATCCCCTGCCGATAAGTTGAATATAGGGCCTCTATATCTCGGCGTCAAGCCCGAAAGCGTACAATTCCGTTTTTTTTGAAAAAGGACCAAACCAATGGAAGATGCAAAACCCTTTTATCTGTCGAAAACGTTCTGGGGCGCGCTTGTCGCCGGCATTGTGGCGCTCGGCGGCGTCGTCGGCTTTGAGCTGCCGGGCGGCGGCGAAGGCCTCGCCGATGAACTCGTCATACTGCTCGGCTCCATTGTGGCGCTTGTCGGCCGGTTTTCCGCAAAAACGAAACTGACGGCTTGATCGCAGGTGTTGGTTTATGCGGGCCCCGGTTTTTCCTGCC